GGAGGGGCGTGGGCGATCAAGGTAAACACTTTAAATTATACAATAACATGTGGAACAAGATTATTAGTTGGACAATAGTATTATTTTCTGTTTTTTCATTAAATGCACAGACTTTTACTTATTCAGGTTACATAAGAAACGCCGATGGTACAGGAGCCGTCAACGTACCGGTAAAGTTATATAAAAGAACAACACCTGTAATGAATGGGTTTACATCCCAAAACAATTACAACGGACATTCATACTACAGATCTACAGGATCTATGTTTTGGAGTGATGCAAGACAAGCTTGTTTGAATATGGGAGGCCACTTGGTTACTGTAACAACCGCAGCAGAAAATTCTTTTATATTTGGTTTATGGCCTTCAGGTTGGATTGGATTAACTGATGAAGTAATAGAAGGTCAATGGAGATGGGTCACAAATGAAACTTATTCATACACCTCATGGAATCCCGGTGAACCAAATAACGCTGGTAACGAAGATTACGTCCAATTCGTAGGGGGAGGTAAATGGAATGACTTACCAAATGCAATTTCACTACCATATGTATTAGAATTTGAATACATAGTTACATACACACCATGGGTGTTACACCAAACAGTATATACAAACGCAACAGGATATTATAGTTTTTCTCAACCAACAAACCCATCAGTTGAATGGTACATTCAGTTTGATGCGACAACACCTGTAACAACATTACAATTGACAGACATGATTGAGGTTTCAAAGTTAGTTTTGGGTATTACACCAATTAAAAGTATTCATTACCATAGATATGATGTTAACTACGATGGTAGAATAAATGTTGCTGATGAGAACTATATTAACCTTAGAAGATTTGGTTTTTTAAATGGTTGGGTAAACACAAACCCCGCAAGATTCTTTACTACCGCACAATATACAACATTAACAACAAATACATCAGATATGAGAATAGCAATTCCTGGTGTGTCATCTATGACAATAAACTCACCTGTAAGTGGGGGATCACAAAACTATTATCTGATTGCTCCTGGGTATAAATCAACAGTTAATTACTAATGAAAAATATAATCTTACTACTTGGTATGTTACTACTTGGTAACCTCGCAATGTCTCAACAATGTGTTTATGTTGATTCAGTTTACAACACAGCTAAATTAAAAGAGATGGGAAACAGAGACATTCGTTTTGGTATAAGACAAATAGTTGAAGACGAACTATCTGAGAAGTTCTGTTTATCTGAAGATGGAAAGGATATTGATGTTGAGGTTTATTACTTTGGATTACCGAAGACGACAATTAGAATTGTTGGTGTTGAGAAAACAGAATCAGTTACGCAGGTTGGTGTAAGATTATATTACGATGGTAAATGTTATGAAGGTATTGGGGAATCTGAAACTGAGATTAGAGCAATCATGATTGAAGTAAAAGAGGGGATGTTACCTTTTGAAAAAATGACTGTATCATCAGCACTTAAAAAGGCTATACACGAAGCTGTTATCAAAATATGAGAATATGGCAACTTTCGATATTGTTAATGTTTTGGTCATCATCTTTCTCGCAAATCCGTATTGCAGATGTTGGAGATGGTTGGAAAAATAAAGTAGAACAAGCTTTAGACACCATAAAAAAATATGATGTTCAGAAGTATTATCTGATTATGGAGAACTGCTCTAATGTCGCATATTGGAATGGAGGATTCTCAACGACAGAAGGAGATAGTACAATTACTATTTCAACAAGAGAAATGAAAGATGGAAATATCTATAACATTTCTGCAATACTTGTTCACGAATCTTTACATTTATTCTTCAAAAGATCCAACTTCAACCTTAAACCAAATCTTGAAGAAGTGGTATGTTATCAACACGAGTTGGAGTTTTTAGAGAAAATACCTTGTGTTGATGATTGGTTAATAGAAAACGCCAAAAACAAAATCAAATTTTATTCAAAACCATAGTTGATTTCACAACACAAATCATTTATTTTTTAGGTATGAAAAAACTTAAAATAGATCCAAACAAAATTATTAGAGTAAAACCAAGAATGATCAAAGAAGGTCCTGATGTTGCTCCATTATTTACAATTATACTTGGATTTTTACTTGGTATCGTTTTTATGTCTTTAGTGTCCTGTGAAGAACAAAAATCACAAAAAGAAATTCCAACAGAAATTACAAATGTAACTGAATACACTTACCAAGAGTGTGAATACATCAAGGTAGGAATTGGCACTCGTGCTTGGGGAACACATAAAGGAAATTGTAAAAACCCAATCCACAAAAAATGACAGATCAAGAAATACTTAAGTTCGGAGAGATTCAATATCTTAAAGGAAGATTGGATGAATTATACAAAGCGATCCCAACTGTAACTAATATGGAACGAAGACGAAAACTTGACCAACGGATTGAAAAATATATTACTAAGTTAAAGAAAGTTGATGAGGTTGCATATAAACTATATGAAGTTGAGTTAAACGCAACACACAGAGTTAAAGTCAAAGGAAAATTAGAAACAGAAAATTTACTAAAAGAAATTTTGGCAACTGAAAGTATAACAGATGAATATCTAATTAAAAAAATTAAAGACAAAATTGAAACTTTATAATGTCAAACAAACCTGATAATGTTTCCGACAACCCTGGTTTACTTCCTTATGGTAGTAATGTTGGAGCACCTGCAATTCAAGTTTTAAATATAGAACATTGGAAAGAACCAAGAGTTTTGAATGTTAACAAACAATTTGAAGATAGGTTCGAACAATTAAAAAAAGAATATCAAAAACTTATTGACGAATATAAATGGAATGACTTGGTCTATAAATCAAAATTTAGTTTTGAACCAGTAATCGGAAAAATTTATCACCTATATTATGCGAATGATGGAAAAATATTTCTATCTTTGATATCTCCAAACGAGTGGAAGAGAGAACATATAGGAAGTTTTAAATATAATCACGATAACAAATGGGAAAAAATAGAAGACTAAAAATGGTTTACGAAGATGACTTTCAGTACATTTCAAAAATTGTAAGTTCTTGTCAAACTTATGAACAAATGTTGACTACAAAAAAATTATTTGAAAACTTCAAACAGAAGTGGATCAGACAAATCCCTAAAATGGAGATGATAAACTATATGTATCGATTTCAATCAACATATGATATGAAAAGAACAAAATTATGTTTAAAAGATTAGAATTTTTCGTAAGTACTTTTAGAGGACTTGGATTAGGAATAACATTTAGTTACTATGATAATTGTTTTATTTGTGTTGGAACATTTTTATGTTTTAATACATATTTTGAATTGAATTTGGGAAAAATTCATTAAATTTGTACTATGATACTTACAATACTTTCTGATACACACAACAAACACAATCATGTCAAAGGTGACTTGAAAGGTGGTGATTTGTTATTACATGCTGGTGACATTTCCTCTATGGGTTATGAACACGAGATCGTACAATTTACTTCTTGGTTTAGTAGACTTGATGCGTACAAACACAAAGTATTCATTGCTGGTAACCACGATTGGGGTTTTCAAAATAATGTTGAGAAAGTTAAAGAGATAGTTGATTTTTATCCTACTATGACTTATCTACAAGACCAACTACATACCATTCAAGATGATAATGGGACTGAAGTTAAAATTTGGGGTAGTCCTTGGCAACCTGAGTTCTACAATTGGGCATTTAACTTACCACGAAATGGTGAAGAGTTAAAAGCTGTATGGGATATGATACCTGAAGATATTGATATCTTGATTACTCACGGTCCAGCTTGGGGATTCTTGGATGACGTTGAAGGTAATCGTAATGTTCACTTGGGTTGTGAATTACTTGCGGAGCGAATCAAACAAATCAAACCAAAGATTCACATCTGCGGACACATTCATACAGGTTATGGGCACTACTATGACGGACACACCCACTACTTCAATGCGTCTGTGTTGAATGAACGATACTTATATTCTCATTTACCTTGGCATATTGATTGGAACCCAATAACAAATGAAATACAATTTTTATGATGGAAAAAGCACATTTTATTGAGAACAGAGTTTTCAAAGATAAAAGAGGAACATTTAGTCCATTAGATCTCGCCAAGTTAGATAAGAATTGGGTGCAGAGTAATATCAGTGTAAACCCCCGTAAATACACACTTCGGGGGTTACACTTTCAAAAGAACGAATTTGCCCAAGGTAAACTAATTAAGGTCATCAAAGGATGGATACTAGATTTTGTTGTTGATTTGAGACCTGTTTCTGATGACTACAATAAAATTTTCTTTTTTGATATGAAAGAAGGGGATGAAGTTTATGTTCCGAGATACTTTGCACATGGTTTTATAACCATGGAGGAAGATTGTATTGTACAATATTTAGTTGATAATGATTATAGCCCTGAAAACGAAGGAATCAAGGTATGGACTGATTATCCTGAAATAATTAGAGAAGTAAGAAAATATCATGAATGGTTTGTTGAAGAGTTTGTTCAGATTGCAGATAAAGATTTAGTTGAAAAATAAAAACTTGGTGATATTTATAATAAAAATATATTATGAGTAAGTTTGATTTAAGTGAAAAATTGAAAGAAGAATTAAAAAGACGAAATCTTTGGGAACAAGAAGAAGATGAAGATGAAGATCAAGATGAAGAAACTTCTTCAAATCACAATGAAGATTTCTGTGACATGGTTTGTCAATTACTCCACTCACAAACACAAGTACATATATTTCATTTAGGTACTAAATCATATTCTGAACACAAAGCATTACAAGGTTATTATGAAGGAATCGATGCTCTTGTTGATGGTGTGATAGAGTCTTATCAAGGTAAATACGGTCTTTTGACTAATTACAAGTCATTCAAGAATCAATCTTATAAAAACAAAAACCAAGTATTAAAATACTTTACAGGTTTGTTAAATATGATTGAAGAAAAAAGAGACTGTTGTGATGATTCTTTTATACAGAATCAAATTGATACTATACAGGAGTTGGCTTACTCAACTATGTATAAGTTGAAATTCTTACAGTAATAATTTACCACCAAAGAAAACAAAGTTATTATCATTTAGATCATCTATTTCATTACCTACATTCCAATCGTATTTGATATCTTCCATACTGTAAGTTTCTCTAAAGTTCCTTTCTCTTAAGAAAGGTTGTTTGAGTACTAATGAATTATAATAACGCCCCTCAAAAGGAATGTCGTCATCCATATCACCAAGTTTATTTGTGGTATATACTTTATCGTAGAATTCATCGTAACCCATGATATCTGTTTCTACATTCCCACGACCATCGCAATTATTACAATCAAATTCTCCGTCGCCATCACAACTGTAACACATCTCATCACCTCTACCATCACATTCATTACAAATTTTATCACCAGTTCCATTACATTCACCACAAGCATCGCCTTCATCATCCTCACCTGTACCATCACAAGTAGAACAATCTTCTTTACCATCACCATCACATGACCTACAGATTACATTACCTTGACCATCACAATTATCACAAGCTTCTTTACCACTCCCATCACATGACGAACAGTCCTCCTCTAAATAACCAAATTCTTCATATACAAAGAACTGGTAACCTTTAAGATTTTCTAAAACATACTTTACTGATTTTGCGGCGTCACCTGTTATGTGATAGTAATAGATTGAAAAAAATAAGTACATTTCTTCAGATCCATTTAACTTGGAAAGATATAAACTTAAAAAATCGTCTTCATGGATTTCATATTTAATATCAGCAACAGTGTTAAAAACATCAGGATGGGAAGAATCCTCCAAAGATCTATGAATTTGTTTAGTAAATTTTACGAGTAAAGGAATTTTATTTGGATCCATTATGAATTTATTTTTTCAAATAAATAGTTTATTTTTAGTAATGATACAATAAAAAAATATCAATTAAACAATAGTATGGCACATCCAATATTACATGCAAAGAGTTCAGCCAAAAAGTTTGGTGGAAAGTGGGAAGATTATATTCACATTCATAATTGGTTAGATGAGACCAAAGGATGGTATGGACATTCTTTACACAGAGCGTTTAGACACCACTCAGAAGGTATATTTGAACTTCAAGAAAAGTTCGGACCTGAGTTTAAAAATAGTGATGATAAAACTGTTTATACTAGATATGTTGGAGAACAACATGTTAAAGAAGATTGTGATGGGTATATTCCTTCAGCATCAGAATGGATGAAAATATTAATGTCAGGTGAAAGACCAACATGGGCGACTCGAACAAAAAAGTTAGAGTTTGAAGATTAAAAGTATTTATTAGAAAATATCGTATGGAACTTACAGAAAAACAAATACAAGATTTAAAAAAGTATTCAAAGCTATTAAACTCCTTAAACATGGAGGATGGTGTGACTTGGTATTACCAATGCTACGATGGTGAATTTGAAAATTTGTATGGTCCTACGCATGGAGGTAGAAATGTTAGTGATGAATTATCATTTTTACCTGGATCAATTGAAGAATTCTTTGAAAACATTAGAGATAATTTTGATACAGGAAATTTTTACAACGACTATTATGACAATGAAAACGGTACTTTAACTTTTACAATTTTTGCTGAAAGAAATGAAATAGATGTAATGTATGATTATTATGAGATTAGCACCGAAGATAGTCAGATTGAGAAAAATTTTTCAGACTTTTCAGATATAAGACCGGGGTGGAGAGGAGATGATAGAGAAGCAAAAAAACTATCAGATCCTGCAATCGTTGAAGAATTGAAATCTGTTTATGGTGATTCTTGTAGATGTAGTTATGACGGGAGCGGAGATAGTGGATGGGTCCAAGATATGGTAGATTCTTCAAAGGGATCAAAAGGTTTAAATCAACAATTAGAATATATTTGTTACGACTTATTAGAATTATATTACGGAGGTTGGGAAATAAATGAAGGATCAAATGGATCTATCGATTTCAATTTCAAAGACCAAACTGTTGAATTAAATCACAACCAAAATGTAGAAGAAAACGTTGATGAACATTATATGACTTGGAAATTTTAATTATGGATAAACTAATTAGAGAAGATATTGAAAGAATAAAAAGTTTGATGATTGAGTCGGAAGGTAAGAATGAGTACAATTTTTGCGATAGGTTTTCAGGTAACAAACAAAAAATGTATGTTTGTAGTAAAATCGGATCATTAAAAGGACTTCTTTCTCGAAGTAACGGTCTTGATTTAAAAACGGTTATAGAAAAACAAATTTCAGATTTAGAAACTGAAATACCAAAAGATTTACAAAAAAAATTTATTGATTGTGCTATTTTTTTAGAATCCCTTGGAAAAATAACTGAGGATAAAAAAAATGATTTTATAAAAAATAACGTAATAAATAACAAATTGGTTTATTTGAATGGAGAATGGCAACCAATAAATAAGTTGAACACAAATTATTTTGATTTGGCAGAATTACTAACTGAACTAATCTATAAAAATAAAAACAATACTACATTCCAAGCAATTATCAAAGATCCTAAAACCACTTTAATGAGGATGAAATCAGAGTTAGAGAAAATGATTGAAGATTATTTTGACGATCCTATGATGTTATTCGATTACACCAAAAACATCCAACGAACAACTCAACAGGGTGAAAGTGCCGAAAGAAGAGTTAAAGAATACTTACAAAACAAAGGATTCAAAGTTGAATATGAAGGTGGAAATGGTGATTTAATTGATATGGTATTTGGGACCGATCTTATTATGTCTCATCCTGATTTTGGAGTTAAAACAATCCAAGTTAAGGCGAATGAAAAGGCTTATGATCAAGATTACAAATATGTTGATTGGGTAATAATTGCAAACCCTTTCACTATTTATGATAATAAAACTAAAGAAAAAATTCAATTATAATGAATTCAGGTCAAATATGGATCACAAGAAGGTTGGATGATATAATCGGAACTGTTGAAGAAGCTGCTGGAGACATTGATACAAGAGATTATCCAAATTTCCAATCTTGGATGATGGATGTATTTGATAGTGCTTTAAATAGATTACATGATGAAAGTTATCAATCAGAAAGTAATTTTTTAGACAAATATAGTGGTATTTTATCTGCTATGGAAGACATGTTTAAAGATCAATTGGAGGATTTTTATTTATCAGAAAAAGATAATGATGTAATTAATGAAAGTTCAGAAATACCTATTAGATTACTCAGACGAGGAGTAGAATTAGAAAAGATTGGTGATATAGTAGAATATCAAACAGAAATACAAGATCCTTGTGATTTTGAGGATGAGGAAGACTATTCCGACTTTTGTATTTTACAGGGAATTCATTTTTATTACTGTGATGAAGGATATTGTGATGAAGATGAAGATACTGAAGATTATGAAGGACCATCACCAGCAATGGTAGAAGTGAGAGATGAGGTTGAACAATATATATATGATAAATACTATGACTATTTAGTTGGTCTTTATAATGACGCAGATTGTTAATAATGAAAATACTAATATCAGAAAAACAGGCAGATAGAATATTCAACGACAAGATTGAATGTGAAAAGTGTGAACACTCTTGGAAGAAAGAAAAAAGTGATCCACAACCTTTTCTTTGTCACGATTGTGGTTGGGACCAAAATAAAAAAAAGTACGATAAAGAAAACCTATTCAAGTTTTGGAAAAAGAAATTATCCAAAGAACCAATTGACGAAAAATGGTCTCAAAAGTACAAAAAGTCAATAAATTGTAATAATCCAAAAGGTTTTAGTCAAAGAGCACATTGTCAGGGTAGAAAAAAAAGAAATTGATTTATGAGGATTGCTGTTTGTGTTCATTTGTATCATACCGATATGTGGGATGAAATTGAAAATTATTTGAATAATTTAGATTTACCATATAAATTATATGTTAATTTACCTTATGAAACTGACGGAAACAACTTTTTAGATTTTCAGTGGGAGACTTATGTAAATTATTACCAAGACTTGAAAAATGCGGGGAAAAATAATAATGAAAAGGCTTACAAACATTTTATTAAACATGGACTAAACGAGGGAAGATTTTATAGAAAAGATCATTTGGATGTTTATGAAAAAATAATCAAATTTAAGAATGACACTAAAGTTTTTCTATCTCCTAACAGAGGTGTTGATATTGGTGGGTTTTTATATACGTATAAAAAAATCGATAACGATACTGATTTAATACTCAAAATACATACGAAAAAAGGTTTAGGTTCTGAAAAAGTTCCTTCACTAGATTTAATGAGAAGAGGTGGGGGATTTGCAATAAGTCATGGTAGGAATTGGTTTCATGGATTAATGGGTGGGGTTTTATCTAATAGTGTTCAGGTAAATAATATAATTAATAACTTTACTCAAGACAGTACCACAGGTATGGTGGGGTTCAGAAAGTATAAAAATTTTACAGTTAATTATGATGAAACCTTAAAAATATTATCCAAGCTTAATGTAAAAAAAATACCCGAAAATTCTGATTTTATTGGGGGAACTATTTTTTGGGTTAGAAATGAAATTCTAAAAAAATACTTATCGAATAACATTATCAATGAAATAATTGAATTGATGCCATATGGATATGTCAGAGAACCATCAATAAATCATGCAATGGAAAGAGTTTTTGGTATATTGGTTTATTTTGAAAATAAAAATATTAAAATTATTAAATGAAACATGTTATAGTAACAAGATGTAAATTTGGAAAAGATGAGGAATTCCAAAAATATTTTGAGGTTATTAAAAAAACTTACATACCATCAATAAATTCACAAACAGATAAAAATTTTTCAATCGCATTAATTGTCAATCCAAGACATTATGATTTGATTAGGAATGAAATCAACAAAGAAATTGAAATAGTTAAATTTTTTGATCAAAATGATGAGTACAAAGATTTAGAAGTTAGACAAAAAATAGATTTAATACCTTTTTCGGACACCAAGAAAGATTATAGAGACTTTGTAATAAAAAATAATATCACAATTCAAACTAGACACGATTGTGATGATGTTATGGCTCCAAACTATATTGAATATATACATAACCTTTATAATCAAAATAAAAACAATTACGACGATTTTATTTTGAATTTTCACCCAACAAAATTAGTTGTTGAAACAGGTAAAGAATATACTCATGGTAGAGATTACAGTAAGGTATGTTCGATGTTTAGTACTTTAATACAAAAGAACGTCAAACACGGAATTATGGATTGTGTACATGATCACTTGAAAGGATTCACAAGAAATATTATATATATTCCAAGAGGATATGTTAAATTAGGAATTCACGGTAATAATACTTTATCTAAATTAACCCCAAATGACAAACCATTGAATTAATATGAGATTTACCTATGCATATATAACATACAAAAAGGATGTTTATGACCAATATTTAGGACCTTGTTTGGATAAAATTAAAGACAGGGTTGATATTATAACTAAATCTAATATTAAATCATCAAAATTTCATAATGAAGTTATTAACGAATCCCCAAATAGGTATATTATATTTTCCCACGAAGATGTAACATTCTCTGATGATATTATAACCCAAATTGAAAAAACAATAGATCAAACTCCAAATTTTGGTGTGTTATGTGTCGTCGGAAAAAATGGTGATAATAAAAATGTTGGGGCTTTAGCTTCTAATAGATATGATCTAAAATTTTGTGATCCTTGTTTTTTTGTTATTGATAAAGAAAATCCATTAAGATTTGATGAAGTCACATTTGATGAATTTCATTTTGGTGTTGAGGACTATTGTATTGGAAGTCAGGAAAAACATGACAGAGGAACATATAGTATATTAATTAATTGGGGTAAAGAAAACTCACCATTATCCTTCAAACACCACAGCTATACCTGTAGGACAGTTAAATATCAGTGGGGTAATTATGCGGAATACAAAAAAAGATTAAAACAAAAATGGGGTCACTTGACAAATATTAAAAATTTTTAATAATGATAAGTATCATAATCACGGCACACAATAATGATTTTTTTTTATACGAAACATTAGATTCTATAAATAAAAGTAATGTAAACTTTGATTATGAAATTTTATTAGGTGTGGATAACTGTCAAATTACGATGGACTCGATTAAAGATAACATCAATAAAATATCTGAAAATGTTAAGGTCTTTTATTTTCCTAAGGTTGGAACATATGTTATTAGGAATAGTTTGGCAAAAATTTCTAAATTTGATGATCTCTTGTTTGTTGATTCAGATGATATATTAACAGATGATACTTTGGGATTTGTCTATGAAAATTTGAAAAAGTATGATTTAGTCAAATATAAATTTGCAATGTTTGGTGGTAATTTTGATATCAATAAAGTTAAAACATATAAAAAATACGAAACAAGTCCAGCGGGATCATTTGGTATTAAAAAAAATACTTTTTTAGAAATGGGGGGATTTGAACCTTGGTCTTGTGCTGCTGACGGTGAATTTCAATGGAGAGTTGAAATGACTAAAAAAAAGGTAATAACAAAAAACAACGTTGGACTGTATTATAGAAGACACAATTCAAACCTTACCGTTGATAGTAAAACTGGTATGAAATCACCTATAAGATTATATTATCATTCGCTAAAAAAAGAAAAAATTAAAAATAATAAATACGGTAACATAGAAAATATTAGTGTTTCTGAATATTTGGAAATAAATAAAACTAACATTAAAAATTATAAAATTATTTTTGAACATTTAAAGTTACCTAACCCATATAATTTTCAAGAAATTTTTGAAAGGGAAAAACTGAAAAAAAGTCAAGCTTTAAATGGAGTCTTGAATTCCAGTACTGAAGTAGAACCTCCAAAAAATGAATACAAAGATTTATCCGTTAAAAGTACTATCGAACAAAAAAGATCTCAAATAGATTATGATAGAGTTAATTACGTTTTTCAAAACAACAATAACAAACTTACTTCAATGAGAGTTAACAAACCCACAATACCACAACAAGTTAGAAACAATACAAGTTTTCTAAATAAATTGAACAAAAAAAAATAATGTCGTTATCTATTATAGTCCCAACATTTAATAATATTGAATTCTTAGATGAGTTATTTGATTCATTTGAGAAAAATAAAGTAAATTTTCCTCATGAATATTTGATTGGTGTTGATTATTGTGAAAAAACAAAACAATATATTGAAGAAAAAGAGTTTCCTAAAAATGTATTTTTTTTCTATTTTGTTGAAAATGTTGGACCTTATAAAATAAAAAATACTTTAGCCGAAGTTGCAAAATATGACAATTTATTCTTCTTCGACTCAGACGATTACATGACCGAAAATTGTCTATCAGAGATAAATAAGTTAATAGGTAAATACGAGTGCATAAAACCAAAATTTATAAACTTTAAGGATACCAAAGATGGTAGAGTTTATATTGATGGTAATGGTCTACATGGTGAAGGTGTGTTTGCAATTCACAAAGGTGTTTTTTTAGCCATGAATGGTTTTGAAGGATGGAGATGTGCGGCAGACTCTGATTTTATGGGGAGATTATACAAGTTAAGAAGAAAAATTAATCTAACAAATTTAATTTTATTCCACAGAAGAATACACGGAAACAGCCTTACCATGTCCAAAGAAACCGGATATGCTTCTGAAATAAGGGGAAAATACTTTTCAATATCCAAAAATAAAACAGATCATGGTCCACTACCAAAATTAGAAAAGGCTGATTACCAAATGTTGGATAATGAAACTAAATTATGGTCAGAACCAATATCAACAATAGAACAAAGAAAAATTGATTTACAAAAAGAACTCAAAGAAAAAAAACACAAACTACTTGAATCAATTTTTAGTGATGCACCAAAAGAAGTCCCACAAACTGAAATCAAAGTTGTTAATTATAATCAAGTAAATCAAATAACAAATCGACAAACTCAATCAAATTTGGGTAATGCATTAAAAAAGGCAAAATTAGAAAATATTAAAAGAAATTCGAGGCGTTAGAATTTTTTTTCACTATATTTGTCTTATGGAACACAGATTTAAATCAGGAAACGTAATTAAGGACGATCACATTAAAAGAGTTAAAAAACTTTTAAATAATAAAGGAGTGTCTTTAGAATTTAATGTTTGGAGAGATAAAGTTGAATTCCAAATCACTAATATCAGAAAATATAAAAACTCATGGTCTTTTAGCGATAAAAATAAATATTGTTATGAGGTTGATGTCAAAATGATTGGTAACGCACCTTTTCCTCGTTACTACATAAACTCTAATAAAAGAAGATTAAACTCTCGAGTTAGAGCTTGGTCTAACGAACAAGCGTTATTAGAAGAACTACAATTCTTCGGGATAGAAAACATTTGTATCTCAAAGATTCAATATGTTTAGAGTTCTTTTATATTTATTAATATGAAAGTATCGATTACAGAAGATCAACTCAAAGTTGTACAATCAAAATTGCTTTATGAACAAATCCTTGACGATCTTGTTTTCAAACTATCTTTAATTACAGAAGATGGTAAGACTAAACCTGATATGGAATGGGATTTTGAACCTATCAAAAAAGAAATTGATTTATCCAAGTTATGGGTTAAAACGAAGGAAGATGCTATAAAATATATTGAAAAAGTTAAAGATAAAATTGAAAATCTTCCTTCTGACTTAAAAAACAGAATCGTAAAGTATATTGCTTATTCCTTATTAGGTTTGTTGAGTTTGAAACAAATTGAAAAGTACTTGGATCCTCCATTACAAAGTGCGGTAGAAACTGAAAAAGAATTCATCAAAAAGGTAATACCGCCAAGAATAAGAAAATCATCAGAAGGTTTAATTAATCATTTAAAGTACGAAGAAGGATCCATTAGACATAAAGGACAACCAAATTTAGTTGCCTATGATCTTGGTGATGGTGCTTATACCATTGGTTATGGACATGCTATATTTCCTGATGAACAAGAAGGATTTGATTTTTTACCAAGATACTCAAAAATAATTCCAGGTAGAACAAAAATTACAAAAGAAGATGCCGAAACATTATTGAAAGATGATATGAGAGAAGCTGAAAGTATCGTTAATCGAATTTTGGATCAATGGGAAGAAAAAGGAATTAAACCACCAATTACACAAGGAATGTATGACGCAATGGTTTCTATGTCATTCAATATGGGAAGAGGTATAAGAACTTCAGATTTCATCCAAGCAGTTAAACGAGGTGATTTTGATTTAGCGAGAAAACTAATATTAACAACAAGTGAAAACTTATTTGACGAATTTCCTGGTCTTAAATCAAGAAGAAAAAAAGAATCTGAAATGTTTATATGATTAATCAAGAAAAAATATTAAGACTATTCAAAAGATTTGCTGGAGATACAATTGATCTTCACGGGTTAAAATGTATTCCTGATAGAGTTGGGGAAGAAATAATATCAAAAAGGCATAATAAACC